AAAAAACTTCGAAATACAAGGAAAATAAACAGTCCAATGTAAAAGAATCTAATACTCTGGACAATAAACATAGAATTATGGTTAAATATTTCTCTCAAATGCGAAATGATAAAGATGACATTTCTCAGCAAATTATAAATATTAATCAAGAAATAAATTCTATGGATGAAAGAAGAGATTCATTTACATTAGAAGACATTAAACATCGTGCTAGTCTATTAGATAAAAAAGATTCATTGGAACTACAAATAAAATCTATATCTAATAATTATGATGAAATGGATTATTATGATAATGCTGGTGATTTAATTTCTGATTATTATGAAATGCGCGATACTAAAGAAGTAAATGTAAAAGAATCAAAAAATATTCTTGAATTCTTATTTACTAAAAAAGAAAAAACAATTATTAATCAGAATGAAAATAAACCTGTTAATAGAGCTAACTTATTTGAAAAATATTGTCAAAGAGTTGATGGTATTAGAATTAATCACGATGATGGTTCCAATAGAATTAAATATTGTACTGAATGTAAAATAGAAAAAATTTTAGATATGACAGAAAGTGCTTATATTTGTCCTTGTTGTGGAGACAGTGAAATGATTATTTTAGACGAAGATCGTCAGATTAAGGATTATTCTCCTTATAGAAAAGTCAATCATTTTAGAGAATGGCTTAATCAATTTCAGGCAAAACAAAGTCCTGATATTCCTGAAAATGTTTTCATTGATATTGTTAAAGAATTAAATAAAAGAAGAATCACAGATTTATCAATATTAGATAAAAAGAAAATGAAAGCTATTTTGAAGAAATTAGAATACAATATCTATTATGAACATGTTGCATATATCATAAATAAATTAAATAATCTTCCACCACCAAAAATTACTCGAGATATGGAAAAATTATTTATTAGCATGTTTTTTAAAATTCAAGATCCGTGGGAAATGTATAAACACCCTGATCGTAAAAATTTTTTATCATATTCATATGTTCTTCATAAATTTTGTGAATTATTAGAATTAGATCATTTATTAGATTGCTTTCCATTGCATAAAGATTCGGATAAAATAATGGAAAATGATCAATTATGGGAAAAAATATGTAAACATCTTAAATGGGAGTATATTAGTTCCTTCAAATAAGGAACTAATTAAGACACAAATGTTTTATATTTATTGTCCAACATCAGTTCATTTAAATAAAAAAAATAAAATTCTAAATTAAGATAATTATGAATCATATATTATACAATATTTCTTTAGTAATATTAGTTATTGGAATAATATTAATGACTGTTTATATTACTAAAGCTTCTAATAATGGTTATTTAACTTATCATAAACAATTTTTAAATAATAGAAGTAAAACAAAAAATAAACAATATCAATCTATTTATGATTATAAAGTTAATAAAGAATATCAAAAGATGTTCTCTCAACCATCAATTTGGATGGGTTATCAAGATTTTGATGCAAAAGATAAACCACAAAAAATATTTGTAAAATAAATTTATTTAAAGAATAATTAGTTTATAAAACTAATGTCAAAAGTCGATTATTTAACTGAAGATTCTATTTTACCATGGGATCAAAAATACGTTTGTTTATCATTTTTAACTGATAAGGAAAATAAGACTACATTATCTGGTGTTAAGGTTCGTGGTGTATTTGCTAATTATGAAGATGCTTGTGAACACTGTAAAAAACTACAAAGTATTGATCTAGCATTTAATGTTTTCGTAGGTGAAATGGGTAAATGGTTACCATTTGATCCAAATCCTGATTCTCAAGCAGTTAAAGATTCAGAATATGCAAATGAAGAATTAAATAGAATGATGAAAGGTTATCTTGAAAACCAAGAAAAAGCCAAATTATATCACGAACAACGTAAGAATGAAATGGTTAGAAAGAATATTTTAGATAATTTACAATCAAGACAAGATACTATTAAAGATTTGAAAAAGAAAGTTACCAAAGCTAAAGATGCTACTGAAGCTGAAAATTTAGAAAAGAATATTTTAGAAATAGAAAGTCAAATTAAAAAGATGGAAGAAAAGAAAGCCGAATTAGATGTAGAAATAGAAAAAATAAGTAATCAAGTAAAAGATGCAAGTTCTTTAACATCTCAATTAAATGGTCCTAAAATAATTGGTGATAATTAAATTAATTATATTTAATAAAAATATAATTAACTTTTAACAACAGTAACTCGTACAGAATTTCTTTTTTTTGAAAATAAACTTTCTGGATTGAATATTTCCAATCGTTTATTCCATTCTGAATCATATGCTTGATCATGAAATCTTCTAAATTTATTACATCCTACATTAAATGTTGGTACAGGTTTAGCTTTATACCAGAAAACTTTATCAGTAATATTCTTACTATGAACACGATTATTAATAACCATCATTCCATAATTTTCTGTTAAATCTGAGAAAACTTGTTGGAATATATCAAAGGTTGGAAACATACCCGCATAATGTTCATATAATTTTTTTCTATTATTGATCGTATCTTCAGCTAGTAAAAATATATAATCAAAGTTAGATCTCATTTCAGGAGGAATACCTACAGCATATTGCATAGTTAATATAAATGATAAATGATGATGTCTTCCATTAAAAAACATCTCGGCTATATTTGGATCTTTTATCCATCTTTTATCACTCATACAATCATCCATAATTAACATAATAGAATCATCTTTTGGTTTCTTACCATCCTTAATTCTTTTTTTATTATCTTCATTCATTCTTGATTGTCTTTCATATATTCTAGTTAAAATATCACTTGAATATTCTGAATATATATAAGAATCTGGTATAAAATCAGTATAAAAACCATTTAATTTTTCAGTTCTACTAATAGCTATAGCAGCAGCTAAATTCTTTTTTTGGTACATAATTTCTCGAGTCAAAAAAGATTTACCAGTTGCTCGTTTAGCAATCATAGCAATTGTACAATGATCAACCATACCTTGAATATCAAATCTCTTAATTGGTAATTTTGCAGTTCCAAATCCTACTTCTTTTGTTGCCATTATTAATAATTAGAAAAAAATTTAATTTTATTTTAATCAATTGAATAAAATAAAATTTTTAATAAAGTAATTCAGGATTATCATTTGTTTGTGTATTTTGGTACATAAATACAATACCACGAGTTTGAGCCATTTCCATAAATGATGTTCCTTGTGGACTAATATTTGGCATACCATATAAAATACTTGTAGGTTTACGATTTTTGTAACTATTGGTAGTTGGATCTAAATATGCATCAGCTACAGAAATAGGATCATATTTAAAGAATTCATTGGTATATAAACCTTTATTGGGTTGAGCATGAATCATGAAAATAGCTGAAGATCCAACGACAATATTTTTCTCTGGTGTGTTTTTATTAAGTTCTGCTAAAACAACTGAACGAAGTTGATAAACATCACCTCTGATTTCTAAAGAAGTTTCAAAATTAACAACTTGGTCATTGATACGTTCAAAACCAGATACAGTTAAAGGCATTCTTGAAATACTAAATGGTTGCATGTCATTAAATTTAATGACATTAGCGCGTCTGTCAACGAAAAAGAATAAAACACCACGAGAATAGATTAATGATGTGTGGCGGGGAACAAGAGTACCATTCTCTAAGAAGAATTGATGTTGTTCTAAAGCTTCATTTAAGTTTCTAGGAGAGTCATCATTAAGGGAAGATGGAAGTCTAAAGTTGATCATAGGAACAGCTGTAACAACAGGGCGAACATTTTGTTGATAAGGATTGATATTAACAACTTGATATACAGGAGTGGTTGCAACAATTGTTGGACGGAAAGAAAAAGTAGATAATAATCTCTTTAAGATAGTTCCATCATAACGTCCATAAACTAAGTCAGGAGTGTCGTGTTTATTAAGTCTGCACATATCAACCATTCCAACAAAATCACGAAATTGAGTGTTGTAATATTGACCGTTACGTAAACTTAAAACACTATTCCATAATTGGTTTTGAATTTGAGCACGATTTAATAAATCAAGCATAGTTGAACGATTATCGCAAACAACGTCGTTAGGATCTTGAGTTAAAGCATGGAATAATTCATAGTCTGGGCGATTATTTAATCTTTCATTATTGTAACGAGCTTTAACAATACCTGCAATGTTAGAATATAAAAAGTGACTTTCTAATTGATCAAC